TGGTGCCGATGCGTGGGAGGCGGCTGTATTTCCTCCGCTGAACTGGTATTCCGATGATGTGCATTGCGAGGATTTGCGTGCGGCTGGCTTTCACCACTACCTGAGCAGATCGTATGTGCATCATGTGGGCAGCCAGACGATTGGTTTGGACGGCGAGAGGTTGATTCAGCAGGCCATGCCGTGGCTTAGAAAATACAGGCCAAAGTATGCAAAACAGTGGTTTGATACTTAATCTCGGCTCTGGCCGAGACTACAAGCCCGATTGCACGAATGCTGACATTCGCGCAGATGTTGGCGCTGATTGGGTTGTTGACATTGGTGCGCCGATGCAGATTGACAGAATGTTTGAGCGCATCTTGGCCTTTGATGTGCTCGAGCACATACCTAATCTGGTGCAGGCAATGACCAACTGTCGTGATTTGCTGATTGTTGGTGGCGAGATGCATATTCATGTGCCTTATGACCTGAGTCATGGCGCGTGGCAAGACCCGACTCATGTGCGTGCGTTCAACGAAAAGTCGTGGGTCTATTACTGCGGTTGGGCGTATTACTTGGGGTGGAAGGGTACAAAGTTTGAGATGACGCATCTTGAGTACCGTCTCAGTCAGTACGGTGCAAGCCTAAAATTGCCGCAAGAGGAAATATTGCGACTGCCTCGCGCAGTTGACTCGATGTACCTGATTTTGAAGAAAGTGCCTTATGAAGACACCAGCGTGGCAGCGTAAAGAGGGCAAGAATCCAAGTGGCGGCTTGAATGCCAAGGGACGCGCCAGCGCGAAGGCCGAGGGCATGAACTTGAAAGCGCCTGTCAAATCGGGCGACAACCCGCGCAGGGCATCATTCCTTGCGAGAATGGGCAATATGCCTGGTCCAGAGATGAAGAACGGCGAGCCAACGCGCTTGCTGCTGAGTTTGAAGGCATGGGGCGCGTCAAGCAAGGCTGATGCGCGTGCCAAGGCGAAAGCAATATCTGCAAGGAACAAAGCGAAATGATCAACGATCTCAATATCAGCACCGACATTGCGGCGCAGCAGCCGATGGATGACACCGAGTTACAGGCCATTGTTGCCGGTGAACTGGAGGACGCGGTTTCATACATTGATGCCGATGTCTCCCCCATCCGCGCCAAGGGAACTGAGTATTACCGAGGTGACCCCTTTGGCAATGAGGAAGATGGGCGCTCTCAGGTGGTGGCCATGGAGGTGCGCGACACGGTGTCTGCCATGTTGCCAAGCCTCATGCGTGTGTTTTTCAGCACTGAGAATGTCGTTGAGTATGTGCCGCGCGGACCAGAAGATGTGGCCAGCACCCAGCAGGCGACTGATTACGCCAATTACATCTTCACCAACGACAACAATGGTTTCATGACCACTTATGCGTTGTTCAAAGACTCATTGGTGCGTAAGTGTGGCATTGCCAAATACTGGTGGGATGAAGTCGAAGATGTGCAGATTCAGGAATATTCTGGACTCGATGACCAAACCGTTCAGGTCTTGATGCAAGAGGGTGCAGAGGTCAAGATTGTGGTCAGCTATCCAGACCCATCGACTCCAGTGGACATGACTCAGATTGATCCGATGACCGGCAATTTGCCACCGCCACCCATGTTGCACGATGTGCAGATCAAGCGCACCACCAAAGATGGGCGCATCCGCATCATGGCTGTGCCACCTGAAGAGTTGGTGCTTGATCGGCGTGCCAGATCGTTTGAAGATGCATCCATCATCGCCCACCGTCAGATGGCAACAGTCGAAGAGTTGCTCAAGATGGGCTACGAGATGGACGAAATCGAGGAGAACATCTCCAGCACCGACTTGGACAGCAATGACGAGTATTTGGCGCGTCAGCCACTGTCCACCACCATGGGTGCGGCTGACAGTTTGAATCCGACTCAGCGGCGTGTGCTCTATGTCGAGGCATATATCCGCGTTGACTTTGACGGTGACGGCATCGCCGAGTTACGCAAGATTTGTTGCATGGGTTCGGGCTACACCGTGGTGCGGAATCTGCCGGCCAGCTACATCCCATTTGTGGACTTCCCCTGCGATCCAGAGCCACACACATCGCCATTGGAGGCGATGTCAGTATTTGATCTGACGCACGATATTCAGGAAATCAAGTCCGAAGTGTTGCGAAATACTTTGGATTCGCTGGCGCAATCCATCCATCCGCGCACTGCGGTGGTGGAAGGACAGGTCAATATTGACGATGTGCTCAACAACGAGACAGGCGCGATTATTCGCATGAGAGCGCCAGGCATGGTGCAGCCGTTCTCCAGCCCATTTGTTGGCCAACCCGCGTTTGCCATGATGGATTACATGGATCAGATGCGCGAAGACCGCACCGGCATGAGCAAAGCCGCGATGGGTTTGGACGCCGATGCGTTGCAGTCGAGCACCAAGGCGGCGGTGGCCGCCACCATTGGCGCCAGCCAAGGCCGTCTGGAGTTGCAGGCACGCATTCTGGCCGAAGGCATGAAAAAGCTCTTTAAGGGCATTCTGTATCTAATGACAACGCATCAGGACAAGCCTCGCATGGTGCGCTTACGCAATGAGTGGGTAGAGATCGATCCGCGCGTTTGGAATGCCAACATGGATGTGACCGTTAATATTGGCTTGGGCAATGGGGATGCGAATGAGCGCATACAGGCTTTGACCATGATTGCCGGCAAACAAGAGCAAATCATGCAGCAGTTTGGTTTGGCCAATCCTGTGGTGACTCCGGCCATGTATATCAAGACGATTCAGAAAATTATTGAGTTATCTGGGTTCAAGGATGCATCCAGCTACTTCCAGACTCTGCCCCCAGACTATCAGATGCCGCAGGCTGACGCACCAAAACCGACACCAGAAGAGGTGCTGGCGCAAGTGCAGGCGCAGTCGATCCAAGCTGACATCCAAAAGAAGGCCGCTGAGTTGGAATTGAAGCGCGAGCAAATGATCCGCGATGACGATTATCGAAGAGATCAATTGGCTCAAGACTTAATGCTCAAGAAGTACGAATTAGAGTTAAAGTACAGCACACAAATTAGCACTGCCGAGATCGATGCGCGGCAGGCTATGGATCGGGAGGCCATGGCGCAAGAGTCTGCAATCATCCAACAGGCTGTGCAGACAGCGGCCAATGTGCCTCCACCCATCAACCTTAATGGAATGGCTCAATGAACGAAGAACAGGTAAGAAAAGGCCGCAAGTCCGAGCAATTTATGCAGGACGAGGTATTTGCAACGGCCTTGGAAAAGATGCGCGGGGATTTGCTGTGGGAGTTTGAGAACAGCAAACCGGATGAGTCGGCCAAGCGTGAAATCTGTTGGGCGCAATTGCGTGCCATCGAGAATTTCAAAAACGAGTTGACCAAAATGATTGACAACGGCAAGGTGGCACAGCGTGCCATCGAACGCGCACAGAAAAATCTTGTTTAATTAAGGAAATAGACCAATGCAAACAGTAGCACCAACGCCGCAGGCGAGTGTTGTACAAGGTCCGATGAATATGGCTGAAGCAGCCGATGCACTTGCTGGAATACTCCCCGATGAGGGACAAGAGGAAAACAGCGAGGCGCAGTTGCCCGAAGAGGGCGCGGCGGTAGATGAGGAATTGCTTTCTGATGCAGACGCGGATGGCGAGGAAACTGATACCGAACAATCCGAAGAAGATGGGCAATCCGAGGAGGAAGAACAGCCACAAGTCTTCACCGTCAAGGTTGACGGTAAAGAAGTCGAGGTGACGCTGGACGAACTCCAAAAAGGTTACTCAAGGACACAGGATTACACACGCAAAACGCAGCAAATTGCGGAGGTGCGAAAGCAAACCGAGGCAGAGTTGCAGGCAGTGCGTGCCGAGCGCGAGCAATACGCTCAATTGTTGGGTGCTCTAGAGGCACAGGTTCAGCAGGCCACGCAGCCGAACATTGATTGGGATCGACTCTATCAAGATGATCCTATCGAGTGGGTAAGGCAGCGTGAGTTGATGCGTGAAAACCAAGAGAAGAACGCGGCGATCCAATCGGAAAAGCAGCGACTCTCTGAGTTGTCACAGCAAGAGCAGATGCAATATCGCAATCAGATGTTGCAGCAGGAACAAGAGGCTTTGATTGCGGCGATTCCTGAGTGGAAAGACCCGAAAAAGGCTGCGGCTGAAAAGACGATGCTTGTTCAATTTGGCCAAAAGGCCGGATTCTCACCTGATGAACTGAAGAATGTTTTAGATCACAGGGCAGTTGTACTGCTGCGAAAAGCGGCTTTGTACGATCAGATGATGTCCAAGCGTGGACAGATCAAGCCGGTGACGAACAACGGTCCTAAACCTGCCAAGCCTGGCGCAGCAGGTAGAGTTTCAAGCAATACAGAGGCATTGCGAGCACAACAGCGTCTTGCAAAAACTGGCCGTGTCGATGACGCGGCTGATGCAATCTTCAAACTTCTGAAATAAGGAAACATCATGTCCATCGTAACCAATACATTTACAACATATAGTGCTAAAGGCATTCGGGAAGACCTTTCAAATGTAATAACAAATATCTCACCGGAAGAAACGCCGTACCAATCCAACATTGGCCGTGAAACCATCACCAACACTCTGTTTGAGTGGCAGACAGATGCCTTGGCAGATGCCGCTGCTAATGCTCAGTTGGAAGGTGATGATGTTGCGTCTTTTGACTCAGTCACCGCGACTGTTCGTTTGACCAACTATGCCCAAATCAGCCGCAAGACCATCGTTTTGTCGAACACTGAAGAAGTGGTCAACAAAGCTGGCCGCCGTTCTGAATTGGCTTATCAGATCGCCAAGCGCGGCTCTGAGTTGAAGCGCGATCAAGAGTACATCCTCTTGAATGGCGGTGTGGCTGTTGCCGGTAACACCACCACTGCTCGCGTGACTGCCTCTTTGGGCGCATTTGTCAAGACCAACACTGACAAGCAGACCAATGGCGTTGACCCCAGCTACACCACACTGCCCAACAGTGCTCGCACTGACGGCAATGTGCGTACTTTCACTGAAACCATTCTCAAGAATGTGATTCAGAAAGTATGGACTGCTGGCGGCACTCCAAAGATTCTGATGTGCGGCCCTGTCAACAAGCAGCGCGTGTCCGGTTTCTCTGGCATTGCGTCACAGCGTTACAACATCAACGGTGGTGACAAGCCTGCCACTTTGATCGGCGCGGTGGACATCTACGTGAGCGACTTCGGCCAGGTTTCCGTAATTGCGAACAGATTCCAACGCGAGCGCGATGCATGGGTGATCGATCCTGAGTACGCAAAGATGACCGTGTTGCGCCCATATCAACAAGTTGAATTGGCAAAAACCGGTGACGCTGAGAAGCGTATGCTGTTGATTGAATGGGGTCACAAAGTGTTGGCTGAAAATGCCCACGGTTTGGCCGCTGACTTGATCACTTCTTAATCGACTAAGAGGAATGGGGGAGGAGAAATCCTCCCCTACTTACATGGAAAAACGATTTTTTGATGCAAACCCCGAACAAGGGATCACGCGCACATTTCACTACGATGAGGCGACTGATGAGGCAACGATTCAGACAACTCAGGATTTGACTGCGGTCATTGAAGCTAATAAGCGAGATTTTGCTGCTACTGATAATAAGGCGAACTGGAAAGGTGAATGGCATCATGTGGCCAGCATTCCAGAGTCAATCTACTTCAAGCTGAAGGCCGAGGGCAAGTTGGATGATCCTGTTTACATGAAAAAATGGTTAAACGATCCTGATAATCGGTTTTTTAGAGTGAGGCCAGGTCAAGTATGAAATACATCGCAGTCTGCACGCCAGCGCGTGACATGGTTCACACCAATTACACCTATTGCATGGTCAACATGGTGGCGTATCACACGCTCAACACCACTGACGCTGTGAGCCTCAAGATTTTGCAAGGCACTCTGATTCAAAACCAGCGTGCCGATTTGTGTCTTGACGCGATGCGTGAAGGTTGCAGCCACATACTGTTTATCGACTCCGACATGACTTTCCCACAGGACATGATTGGCAGATTGCTGGCGCATGATGTGGACATCGTGGCGGCCAACTGCGCCAGACGCAGAATGCCAACAGGTCCAACCGCACAGAATTACGATGAAAATGGCAAGCGACAGCCTGTCTATACCATGCCTGAATCCACTGGCTTGGAGGAAATTGGCTCTGTTGGCACTGGCGTGATGCTAATCAAGCGCGAAGTATTTCAGGGAATGACTGAGCCGTGGTTCGATATGCCATGGCAGTACGACAATCGTGGCTACATGGGCGAGGATGTGTTCTTCTGCAAGAAGGCGCAGGAGCTTGGTTTCAAGGTGTATATTGACCATGATGTCAGCAAAGAGATTGGCCATATTGGCACATTTGAATTCAGGCATGAGCACACTTGGGTGATGAAAGAACAGCTCGAAAAAGAGGCAGTCTAAATGGCATTGACCACCTACACAGAATTGAAGGCATCGCTGGCAGATTGGCTCAATCGGTCTGATCTGACATCAGTGATTCCTGACTTCATCAGTCTGGCAGAGGCACAGATGGAGAGACAACTCCGCACACGGCAGATGATTGTGCGTGCCACTGCATCGTTTGCGGCTGGCGCTGAGTACGGCACAGTGCCTGATGACTTCTTGGAGGCCAAGGCCGTCAAGCTCGACACCAATCCGGTGACATCTCTAACATTTCAGACCATTGACGCGCTTGACCAGTTGTCAAACACTACCTATTTGTCCAGCGGAAAGCCACTGTATTTCACGGTGGTGGGAAACCAATTCAGACTGTTGCCAATCCCTGATGGCGCATACACCGCCGACTTGGTTTATTACGCCAAATTGACAAAGTTGTCATCGACTGTTGCCACCAACTGGTTATTGACTCAAGCGCCTGATGTGTACTTGTATGGTTCACTTTTGCAGGCCGCGCCATATTTACAAGATGATGCGAGAATCTCAGTGTGGTCATCGTTATACACGGCTGGCTTGGAACAGTTGCAGATTGCAGATGATCGTGGTTCAACCAGTGGAGGCGCTCTCATGGCGCGTGCGAGGACATTCGGATGATGATTACCACCACCAAGGGCGAAATGGATGAGTCACTGTTGCACAAGTCTGAGGGATCGACTGAGAACGACAGAGAGATCATTTCGTGGGTTGAATATCGTTTGGATGACGAACTGGTACACAGATCAGTCCATGTTGTGTTGAAACAAAGTGTCGCAGCCGATGGCGTTGCGGCAGCAATAGGATAAGGGGAAAGCCGTGGCCAACACACAAAGTATGTGTACAAGTTTCAAAGGTGAGTTGCTGACCGGCACTCACAATTTCGGCACTGCGCCAACCAGAGCGACAAGTGCCGCCGACACATTCAAGGCGGCTTTGTACTTAGCCACAGCCACCATCAATGCGTCCACAACCGCATACACGGCCACTGGCGAGGTATCAGGCACTGGTTATAGCGCAGGCGGTGTCACAGTGACATTCGGCACTGCACCGAGCACCAGCGGAACGACAGCGTTTGTCACGCCAAGCGCCAGCATTACATATTCCTCTGTGACCTTATCCACGGCCTTTGATTGCGTCTTGATCTACAACTCAACACAATCGAATAAAGCTGTCAGCGTCCACACATTTGGCAGTCAGACCGTGACTGCTGGAACATTTACGCTGACTATGCCTGTCAATGATGCAAGCACTGGCCTGATCAGGCTGGCTTAACGCAGGGGCAGCGGCATGGCTGCTTATAGCTCTGGTAGATATGGCTATGGTGCTTACGGCTTTGGTGAAGCTGGAGCAGTATTAACAGGTAATGCATCAACTGGTGCAGTTGGTGATTTACTAGAAACCATTTCTATTCAAGAAGATGGAACGATTGCCACCGGCAATGTAGGAACAGTTGGCATCACCAGAACTGTTGCCATTATCGGCAATGTAGCCACTTGTGCTATTGACTCTGTCTTAGCGCAATCAAGCAAAGCGGCAACAGGCAATGCGTCAACCCTGTCGGTTGACAGCGTCACTCAGTCTGTTGCAATTGCTGAAGATGGCAATGCATCAACCTTGGCGGCTGGCTCTGTTGGCATCACCAGCACCAAAGCCATCACCGGCAATGCCGCAACCGGCGCTGTTGGCACTGTTAGCGCAGAAGTAATATCGTTCCAAGATATAACTGGCGTAAGTGGCACAGGTGCTGTTGATTCTGTTGGATTGGCGATTGAGATAGCAATCACCGGAGTTGATCTGACAGCCTATGTCGGCACAATGATTGGCTTTGGATGGGGTGCAGTGCCTGACTCCAGCGAGACATGGACGGCACAATCGGATAACAGCGAGACATGGACACCAGTGGCCGATTCCTCGGAAAGCTGGACACCAGTTTCGGATACTTCAGAAAACTGGTCTGAAATAGCGGAAAATGAAATTACTTGGCAAGAAGCCGCGTAAGGGGATTAAAGAATGGCAGATACCACCACCACAAACCTATTATTGACAAAGCCAGAAGTAGGGGCAAGTACCGATACATGGGGCACAAAAGTCAATAATGATCTGGATTTAATTGATGCATTGTTTGATGCTGGTCCTTATTTAAAAGTTGCTAAAGGCGGTACTGGCGCGGCTACGCTTGACGGAGCTGGCATTGTTACTAAAACAGGAACGCAGACATTAACCAATAAAACAATAACAGCACCAGTTATATCAAGCATTGTCAATACAGGAACTTTAACTCTTCCAACAAGCACAGATACTTTGGTTGGTAGAGCAACGACTGATACGCTAACCAATAAGACGCTGACAAGTCCAACACTGACAAGTCCAACAATTAACTCTGCACAAGTTGCAACTGTTTCTGGAACTGCGCCACTTTATATGTGTCGTGCTTGGGTGAACTTTAATGGCACAGGTACTGTGGCTATTCGTGCAAGTGGCAATGTGACCAGCATTACAGACAATGGAACTGGTGACTACACAGTTAACTTCACCACAGCAATGTCGGATGCAAGTTATGCTTCTGTTGCTTCTTGCTCTCCATCAGCAGGACCGAATCAACGCATTGTTGTAATGAATTTTGCGGCGGCATCAAATACTATTGTTGCGCCAACAACTACAGCTTGTCGGTTTAGTACATCAGCATTGGCGGCTTCTGCTGATGTTGAGTATGTGCATTTTTCCGCTTTTAGATAAGGATAACCATGAATCAACGAATTATTTACCGAACAGACGATGGCGGCGTAGCAGTCATCATTCCAGCCGCTGAATGCGGTTTAACCATTGAGGAAATTGCCGCCAAGGATGTACCCGCTGGCAAGCCATTCAAAATTGTGGATGTGGCAGACATTCCAACAGATCGCACATTCAGATCAGCATGGGAGTACACAGAATGATTACCATCAACATTGACAAAGCCAAGACCATTGCCCACGATAAGCGCAGAGAAGCTCGATCTGCTGAATTTGCGCCTTTAGACATCAAGGCAACCATTCCATCTGAAGCAACAGCGGCAGAATCGGCAAGGCAAGCTGTGCGTGACAAGTACGCCACCATGCAGACTGCAATTGATTCAGCAACAACTGCTGACGAGATTAAGGCGGCAATGCCATGACACACAGAATCGTAGTAAATGTAGAGACAGGCGTAACCACACAAGTGGAGTACACACCTGAAGAACAAGCTGAATATGATGCGGCAGTAGCGGCACAAGCAGAGGAACAACCAGCAACATCTGAGGGTCAGTGATGGACAATGTTGAGAAAGAGTTTGCCATCCATCAAGCCATTTGCGATCAGCGATACAAGGCTATTGAGGAAAAGCTGGAGTCAGGCAAAGCAAGAATGCAGAAGATTGAGATTCAGCTCTACATCGTGATTGCTGCGATCTTGTTCGGGCCAGGCGTGGCCGCTGACATTGTGAAGAAGATGCTGGGGCTGTAAGAGCAATGTGGATCCGATATCGCTGTGTCTTCTAGCGGCGGGAATCTGTAAACAGATTCAAGCAGGGTGTGATTTGTATCGGTCTGCGAAAACGCAGTTTGTAGAAATAAAAGCCACAGCCGATCAGGTGATGGAGATCGGCAAAGAGGTGCAAGGGTTCTGGAAAAAGTTGTTGCAATTTTTCTCCAGCAAACCCACACCATCACAACACCAACAACAAGCCAAGCCAGCCGCAAAGAAGAAGGAGAAATTCGTTGCGGCTGATGAAGAGCAGATTTTGAATTCAGTGGTGGAACAGTTAATTCAGTTTTTCCACATCCAGCAGCAGCTCGCAGATCACATTCGGGAGGAAGAAGAAAAGTCCAGAACAGTCTACGATCCAACGCAAAATCATTTTGAGGCTGCAATCAAGCGTGTGAGAGCGCAAGATCAGATGAACAAACTGGTGGAAGATATACGCATGGCGATGACTTGGAATGCTCCCCCAGAGCTTGGGGCGCTTTACAGCAAGGTATTCGATATGCGTGAGATTGTTGGCGCGGAGCAGGAGGCGGCAAGGCTGGCGCAAGAAGCAAAGGCAAAGAGGGCAAGATGGCAACGGCAGCAAAGGGAAGCAAGCCAAAGGCTAAAAGTGGGAATAAGCGTCCTGACCCTTATCCTTATCCTGTACCTCTGGACATGGTTCGTGTGGCTGAGTCAGGCGAGGACATTGCAATGAGCGTGATGGGTTGGGTGATGGCACTGATCTTGGTGGCGTTGATGCTGCCCTTGCTGGCTTTCCTGTACTTGGATGTGCTGTCTCAAAAGCAAGAGGTGAAACAGCAGACCGAAAAAGTGGAAAAATTGCGAAGAGAGATTGAAAGGGACAAGCGTGACAAAAAGCCTAATTCTTTTGCTGACAATCCTGTGTTTGACAGGGTGCGAAGACCGTTTTAGATACCCATGCCAAGACCCAAAGAATTGGGACAATGCAGAGTGCAAGCCACCCATCTGCACCGCCACAGGCACTTGTCCTGAACAACTTGTCAAACCTGAACAGGAGAAGAAGTGATGCCAACAGTAGTGATGAATAAATCAAGCCGCATGACGGCAGAAGAGATCGAAGTCCGAATCTGGGCAATCGTCATATTCTCATTGACGATGATTTTGCTTGGCTCTGTGGCCATGTTTTTGTACAGCGTTTCATTTGTGACGCAACCCATGAACGGCATGGCCGCCATTGATAAGGTGTACACACAGCAGATTAACACCATCATGGTCTTCATCACTGGCGTATTGGGTGGCGTTGCAGGCCGTTCTGCTGTCTCGGCCAGTGCCAAGGCGATAGCCAAGGCAGATGCTGATGCTGATAGCGAGCCACCAACACCATGAGCCTATTCAACCCTTGGGTGTTATTGGGTATCGTCATGGCGGTGCTTTCAGCCTTTGGCGGTGGATACTACAAGGGTAAGGATGCTGAGTACCAGCGACAGCAAATCGAGATTGCGGCACTCAACGCCAAGGCGAGAGAGACTGAGCAGGCAATGGCCAAGGTGGCACAGACTTATGGTGAGACATTACGAAAGGCGAACAATGTTGCAAAGGCTAAAGAAAATCAGTTGCGTAGTAGTCTTGCCGATGGCAGTCTCAAGCTGCGGATTCCTGTTAAAGCAGCCAACTGCCCCATTTCAGTGTCCGAATCCACCGCCACTCCCAGCGGAAGTGATGCAGGAGCAGCATCAGCCGAACTTGACAGACAGGCTTCTGAAACTCTTATCGCCATCGCCGCAGAAGGAGATGCCGCCATCCGAAAGCTCAACACCTGCATCCAAACCTACGAAACCTTGAGGAATACCAAATGAACTTATCAGCAAATTTCAGCCTGCATGAAATGTGCAAATCAGACACCGCACTGCGTATGGGCTTTGACAACACGCCTGACGATGAGGCTACAGAGAATCTGAGACTGCTGTGCGAAATGGTGTTGCAGCCAGTGCGCGACCATTACGGCAAAGGCGTGAAGGTGAACTCTGCTTACCGTTCACCCGAGTCAAATGCGGCTGTTGGCGGCTCTAAGACATCAGACCATTGCAAGGGCATGGCGGCAGACATTGAAATACCTGGCGTACCCAACGCTGATCTCGCGCAGTGGATCATGGATAACCTTGAGTACACGCAATTGATCTTGGAGTTTTACACTCCGGGCATTCCCGACAGCGGATGGGTTCATGTCAGCTATGACCCGAACAACCTAAAAAAGCAAGAGTTGACAGCCACCAAGGTTGCTGGGAAAACGACTTACCTGCCGGGCTTGGTGGCGTAATCCATGGCCACAAACCTTGATCAGCAGATCACGCAACCAGCACCACCAAGCCTTGGTGCGCCTGATGTTGCCTACGATCAGGGTTTCTTCACGCAGTCCTTTGGCAGCCTCAAAGCGTACTTTGCCAAGCTGACAGCACTGTTTGCAGCCTTGTTTGGACCGCGTGGTGGCAGATGGATCAATGTACCTTATGGGGCGTTTCAAGATGGCACAGATCAGTCAGCGGCCAACACCACCACGGCTTATGCCATTACCTTTGACACGACCGATTACAGCAATGGCGTTACCTTGTCAAATTCGTCAAGGCTTAATGTCGCGCAGGATGGTATTTACAACATCCAATTCAGTGTGCAGTTGGAGAATTCCACCAATGACACGCAAGATGTAGATATATGGTTTCGCAAGAATGGCACTGATGTGACCAAGTCAAACAGTATTTTTGGACTGCCTGCACGCAAATCGTCTGGCGATCCATCTCACAGCGTGGCCGCCCTAAATTTCTTCATCAGTCTGTTGGCCAACGATTACATTCAGATTATGTGGCGCACCAGCAATATAGGGGTGACGATTCAGCAGTATGCGGCTGGCACATCACCCACCAGACCCATTACTCCATCAGTGATTGCAACCATGACATTCGTGTCCAATCTGTCAACAGAAACCGCATAATTCAGCCATGGCACTCATACCTCTCAAAATTCCTCCAGGCGTGTACCGTAATGGCACAGAGTATCAGTCTGCTGGCCGCTGGTATGACGCAAACCTTGTGCGTTGGTACGAAAACACGCTTAGACCCATTGGCGGCTGGCGTAAGAAGACAGCGACTCAGATGAGTGGATCATGCCGTGGTTTGCTGACATGGAGAGACAATAGCGGAACTTCTTGGGCTGCTTTGGGTACACACTCAAAACTGTATGTAATGAGTGGATCGACATCTGTTTTGAAAGAGATTACGCCAACTGGATTCTCAGTTGGCATTGCTGATTCAGGCAATGTTACTGGTTATGGCTATAACACATATGGATCAGCAGCATATGGTATCCAGCGTCCGGCATCTGACTCATTTTCACCGGCAACTACTTGGAGTCTTGATTCATGGGGCGAATATTTAGTAGGTTGCTCAAACTATGACGGCAAGCTCTACGAGTGGCAGTTGGGCTTTTCAACACCAACATTGGCGGCTGCAATCACCAACGCACCGACAGGTTGCGCGGCTTTGCTCTCGACTGCCGAGCGATTCCTATTTGCCTTGGGTGCGTCCAGCAATCCGCGTTTGGTGAAATGGTCAGATCAAGAGGACAACACTGTTTGGACGGCGGCAGCCACCAATCAGGCGGGTGACTTTGAGCTGAACACAAGCGGCTCACTGAAGTGCGGAAAGCGCGTCAGAGGCATCAATTTGCTATTCACTGATGTCGATGTCCACACAGCCACCTATGTCGGACTGCCCTATGTATATTCGTTTGAGCGTGTCGGTTCAGGCTGTGGTGTGATCTCCGCGCAGTCTGTGGCTGCCATTGACTCTGCCGCCATGTGGATGAGCGCATCAGGAGGCTTTTGGTTATTTGATGGTTATGTCAAGCCATTGCCCTGCGATGTGTCTGATTATGTGTTCACAAACATGAACTACAACCAAGCCTCCAAGATATATGCTGTACACAATGGCAAGTATGGTGAAGTCTGGTGGTTCTACCCATCAAGCTCTAGCAACGAGATTGATAGTTATGTTATTTTCAATTATCGAGAGCAGCACTGGAATATAGGATCGTTGGCGCGTACAGCAGGAACTGATAAAGGCGTATTCAAAAATTCTTTGATGGTGTCTACTGATGGCTACATCTACGAGCATGAGGTTGGCTACAACTACGATTCAAGCTCTGTCTATGCCGAGTCTGGACCGTACGAGATTGGCGTTGGAGAGAACATCATGTCAGTGCGTCAGGTGATACCGGACGAGATGACGCTGGGCGAGGTGCAGATCAGTTTCAAGTCTCGGATGTATCCGACATCGACAGAGACAACACACGGCCCATATTCAGCGTCACAGCCCACAGATGCGCGGTTCTCAGGCCGTCAGGTCAAGATTCGGTACACGGGTGCTGTGTTGGAGGATTGGCGCGTTGGCGTGACCAGAGTTGACGCGGTGGCGGCAGGCAAGCGTTGAGTGACGAGGAAGAGTTTGAGAGACTGCGCCATCATGTGGTGGCGGCACTAGAATACTCAGGAGGCAGTCACGCAGTTGAGGATATTGCTGATGGCATCGGGCGGGGGCGTTTTCAGCTCTGGCCAGGCGCTGATTCGGTAATAGTCACTGAGATCATTGTCTACCCGCAGTTAAAGGATTTGCACTTCTTCCTTGCTGGCGGCGACCTAGATGAACTCCGATTGATGCAACCTTTGATCGAATCGTGGGGGAAGGACATGGGTTGCAGTCGTGTGTCACTCGCTGGCCGAAGGGGTTGGGAGAGGACATTTTTAAGGGATAGGGGATACGAGCCAAAGTGGTTCGTAATGTGCAAGGACTTATAGGGGTGACTTATGTCTAAAGGTGGAGAAGACCAGACTTCAACGCAAACCACGATGAT